AAATTCATCTTTTAGGCTCTCTGTGCCTGCTAGACCTAGTTTTATGGCATAGTGCACCACAATACGTGGTTCCTGTTGTGAGTAGTCAAAACTACCCCACTTACAACCCTCCTCCGGTATAAACAACTCTCTCATCTTGCCACCGATGTAACCCTTGGCTGGTATCTGTTGCAGGTTAGGATTAGACATGCTAAATCTGCCAGTGACTGTGCCACCTGTGTCTGATCTTATCTGATTTATATCCGCATGTATTCTACCCTCGTGCACATACTCTAGTAACCCATCTATAAAAGTATTGACCGCTTTGTCATACTCTCTTGCCTTTGCGATCATACGTAAAAACTTGTTGTTATGTTTTCGTAGATAATCTTTTGGTAGTTGTGGCATCTTAGATTTTGGTGTGACCTTGTAATCTTTTATACAAAGATGATCTAATAATTTTTTAATTGATGCTGCAGCCCATATGTCAACATGTATTGTTGTGATATTCTCTATCGCTTTTATGATCTGGTCTCTACGTTTTTTGAGATGTCTACCAAACTGAATGGCTTTTGCGACATCTATTCTAACGCCTTTAAATTTCATGTCAACCAAACATAAAAATAATTTTGTTTCTAATTCAAATATTTGTCTACAAGTTTTTTGTTCTCCATCATCTTTAGTGTATAATACTTCGTCAATTTTTTTATCAAATAGTTTCCATAGTTTGTAGGTTAGGTTTACATCCTGCTTTGCATATTCTTTTACTATAGATGCAGGAAGTTTATGCATGTTAGTCATCGGATCTTTGACTGTGCCACCAGACCACTCTAAAGTTTTCTGTTGTAGATCGTATTTGTATTTTTCTTCGTTGAGATAATCTTTTGATAATGCGTCCAATGAATATTTAAATCTGTTCTCGTCAATAACAGATGCAGCTATCATGGTGTCAACAATTCTACCTTTGATCATCATACCTGTGGCTGCTCTGATCCAGCAGACATCATACATTGCATTGTGAAATACTTTTGTGATGTTTTCGTTTTGAAATATTCTTTTGTTAAGGACACTCCAGATTTTTTCATCTCTTTTAAAATCTATAAATATATCGGAGTGACGTAGAGGAAAATATGCTAAATCATTTTTTGTTGCAACTGCTATACCACAGATAAAACCATCGTTTCTTATTGCACCTAAACCTTTTGATTTAAGATTAGGGTCATAAGTTTCTATGTCTATCGCAACAGTGTCAATGCCATTTAGATCTAGATCCTCTGGTGTGTTACACATTGTAGTCCCTCTCTATAATCATTTCTATAAAATGTATCGCTTTCAATAAGTCCTGTTTCTTCCCCTTATCACGGTGTCTTATTATATATTTTATAGCACAACCCTCGGGATATAACAACTCATTCTCAACTACAAACTTGCTTGGTTGAATTTTATATTTTTGATAGTGATTCCCGCCGTGTTGTTTGTCCCAAACATTTTTCTTTTTCATCTTACTCCTAACGTGTATTTACCTTGTGATGCTACAGTCCAACAATCAAATTTACCTCTGCTGTATGCAACATATTTTAATCTGAGTTGTGTAAAATAATCTTCCTGTCTCGTTGCTGTCAGATCAACAACAACATTATCAAACGTCAGACCTTTCACGGTATGTATGTTCGCGTATTTTACTCTTACTTCTCCATCGTCGTATCCCTTGTTTAGAATCTTTCTAATGTAGATTAATCTATCAGGGTCTGTTTTTTTTCTTATTAGTGCAAAGTCTCTTTCTCTTCCTGCGTCCTGTTTTAGATACTTGTGATATATCATGTAGTCTAGAGTATATTCTCTATCAACCCACTCATCAAAAGTCTCCTCACCTCTGCCGTGAACTATCACCTTGCTGCCCATGTATTGCCAGAAGTCTTTTATCTGTTTTAACGGCATCGGTGTACCTTTACAAAAATCTGGCCATAGTTTGTGACATCGTAATTCTTTCTTTGGTACATGAGCCGTGTTCCCTACATGTGCAAACTCTATACCCTGTTGCTTGAAAAATTTTTTGACCCATGAATCTGACGGCGTGCCGCGGTAGGTAAATAAAAAAGTCTCATCAGTATGTTTTATTTTATCTAGCAACGCAGTCATGGCACTACATCTTTTATCTAGACTAGGTAGATGATAATGATTGCCCACTATGTCTGTTGGCCTCCATGCTCTCTCGTAACCATAATGATCCCATATCGGTCGTATTATCCTCTTACACAGATTGTTTATTGTCTTGCCACATCTGTGTCCCTGTTCTAGTTGTTCTGCATCTCTTGACAGTCTGTGATAATAATCTGCGTCTGATCCTGCAAACTCAAATATAGTCTGGTCCGCATCACCAACAAAATAATATTCTTTTGCTTTTGTTGCCATCTTATTTAAAGCCTCTCTCTGAGGCACGTTACTATCCTGTGCCTCGTCAACTATTAATGCATCTATGTCTGGCTCTACAGCCTTGTCTATAAAATCCTGTATCATATCTGCGTAATCACACACGTGATTATCTTTTTTGTATTGAAAGTATGGGTGAGCCATCTGTTCTATAGAGTTTAGATTATATGGTTTGTAAATCTGTTTATCACATGTCTTCCAATGTTCTTTAAATGTGTTGCCTCTGCCATGTGCATCAGCTAGGTATCTATAAAATTTATGTTTGTCAGCGTTAAACTCTGACTCTGTCACTCTCTGTAATTTAAAAAGAGAATCTATGGTTGTTAGATTCATGTGGTCTGCATAACTGAATACCTCTTTACGTCCTACCAACCTGCTCTTGCAGTAAGAATGTATTGTACAGATGTTATACTTCATGGATTTTTTTGTAACACCCTGCATCTCTGGTAATTTAAGTATCTCATCTCTTATCTCATCAGCTGCAACATTAGTGTGTGATAATATTATTATTCTGCTGTAAGGATATTTTTTTAACAACTCTGTATATTTCTGTGTAATAAACATCGAAGTCTTACCTGTTCCTGGTGGTCCTGATATAAACTTAGGTTGTTTCATCTGTCACCTCCTGATATTCACCCTCTACTATGAGATCCTCTTTATCTATTTTTTGATTTGTTATACGCCAAGACACACATGATTTTGTGCCAAACTTACCATGATTCTTTTTTGCTTTTAATATGTTCTGACATTTTATTACAAGATCCACACGTGCTAGATTTACTTTCTGTTTGTGTAGATAGTCTTCAAACTTATCTAGATTAAACTCTAATGTATTTTTTTGCATGTTGTAATATGGCATGCCAAAGTATGCTAATTCTTTTTTATTTGTGTATGCCTTTTCCTCTGCAATATAATTTTTAAAATGTTTTACAAATCTTAGATCTTCTTCTGCTTCCTCTACATAGTTTGTGGACTTCTCTCTTGCCTCATACTTTCTACGCATTATCTCTTCAAAGTCTGCAGCTTTCATCTCTGGTATCCACACGGATGCTTTACTGATCACAGAGTCATAGAATAATTTTTTATTTCTAAGTGTGGGACCGTCTACTGTAATTGTTTTTTCAACGGCCTCACCCTGCACCACAGCGTTTATTTTTACAAAATATCTATCGCTTCCATACTCTATTATCTGCCCGATAGATTGTTTTGCCTCCTCGCTTGTAGCTTCTTGCACACCAATCCAACTAAACATAGTTGCTATTGTTTTTGTAGAGCACCCAATGATCTCTGCAAGTTTTGGCATACCAAATTTTCTGTTTGCTTTTTTGTGTGTCGTACCTTTTCTTTTTCTCTTTTCTGCCTCTTCATCTTTTGCTGCGACTGAAATCTTGTAAACAAAATCGTCTATGTCATCTACATTCCATTCTGTGTGTTTTAACAATACACCTGCCATGGCAGTGCAATAGTCATCTCTCTGTCCTGACCCTGCGTATGTGATGCAGAGTGCTGCAGCCAAAGCAATCTTACCAAGATCAACTTTTAGATTACCTGGATACTCATCTATGCCATCATACTTTACCCACTTAACAACCTCGTTTGTTGTATGGTATTTTGTTTCTGGAACTAACGTGTATTTATTTGCACCATGTCTTATCTCACACAGTGTTGCGCCGTGACCGTAGTCTTTGTAATAATTTTCTAATTCTTTTGGTAATGCAAACTTCTTGTAGTCTGATGTGCCAGACCAAAGATAATGACT